TGACCACATTTGGCACTTTCACACCAGCTTGATCAGAGCACCAATTCAGAAATGACCCACACCATGGCAGCTTGTCGGCTTTCATGTGTTTGCCATACTTTGTCTCGTTTTGTCCAGTCTCAGCTGTGCCGACTTCGGCCAGCGCAACCTGAATCAAACGAGGCAATGTGCCTTGTGGAAAATTACTGTTCAATTTCTGGCACAATCCATTGACAGGTTGCTTCATCAAAACCCATTGAATCTATTGGTTCTGGAGCAATAAAAGCATCACGATCTGAATCGTAGGTGTAACCAATGCCAGCAAAGTTTTTGCGAATGTTGCCATTGTATGAGGTCTGAATCCAATTCCCACCAAGACCTAAAACATTTGCCAAATAGTTTTGACCATCAGCTTCTTCTTCGTTTGGTACGACTAAAACGCGTGTGACAATTGAGTTGTCATTTATTTCTGCAAAATGTGCCATTAGAGTGTGATGCTTCCGCTTGAGTTGAATTTGTAGTATTTGTATCCACCTGATGTGTATAAAGTGCCATTGGTAACACTTGCTGCATTTGCATAAGTATCGGCATAACGGATGATTACTATTCCTGAACCGCCAGCTCCAGCTGCACCACCAATACCTCGGTTAGCTCCACCTCCACCGCCTGTGTTAGCAGTACCTGCTACATCGCCAGCACCGCCACCGCCTAAACCGCCTGCTGGATTAGTACCTGATCCATCGCTATCGTAAGAGGCACCACCACCGGCATAATAACCGCTGGCACCTGACGAGGTTGCACTTGCCCAAGTTGAATAAGAATTTGTGCCATCGCCACCAAAACCATTGCCGTCTGTGCTGCCAGCTTCTGCTGCACCACCACCGCCACCGCCTGAGTATGGATTACTTGCCCCACCTGCAAAACCTTGCCCGGATGTTCCAGCACCAGCACTTGAATTAGTTGCACCGGCACCGCCACCTGATCCACCAGTTTGTCCATTGACATTGTTTTTACCAGCTCCACCGCCACCCACAGCTGCCGTTATAGAACCAAAAACAGAATTATTGCCAGATGAACCAAAAGTTGTTGTTCCACCACTAGCACCGCCAGCACCTACTGTGACTGTTTGAGCGATGCCAAGTGCCAACAGACTAGATTCATAATAAAGACCACCAGCTCCACCGCCAGCACCGCCACCTGATCCACCACCACCGCCACCGGCAACGATTAAGAACTCGACTGTGCGAGTGCGTGGATAACCAGCACTAGACATAATCCCAAGCATCGGTGTCATTATGAAATGTCTCCAAAAATAATCCAAGAATTTGCTGCCAATTTTTTACAGGTAGCACCTGAGTTAGCCACACGCAATTTTGGCGTTGCACTCGTTGCGCCTGTTGAAATAACTGTTGTTGTTCCGGGTGTGACCGCGCCAATTGTTGGCTGACCTGCTCCAGTAATCCAAAATACATTTATTTCTGTGCCAACAGCAAAATTAAATGTTGCATCAGTTGGAATTGAGAATTGTTTTGCAACAGCATTGTTCATTGAAAAAATGTTGCCTTCATCACCTGAAGCAAATGTGTAATTGTCAGTTTTTGCAGTATAAGTTGAGCTTATTTTTGGTGATGATAAAGTTTTATTTGTCAAAGTCTGTGCTGTAGTTAAATCAGCAGTGACAGCGGTATCAATTGAAACTGTGACTGTTCCTGATGTTCCACCACCTGAAATACCAGTACCAGCTGTAACACCTGTGATGTCTCCCGGATTCGGTGTTGTCCATACAAAATCCATGTCGGTGTTTGTATTTTTTGCAAGTATTTGGCCCGTTGTGCCACCTAATAGATCGGCCATGGATGTTGCAACAGCTTGACCAAAAACCTCAAAATCTGCCGGCAAATCTGTGACCAAATCCGTTGCCGTAGGCATTTGCCACGAAAACGGGGTTGTTGGATTGCTCATTTTTTCTCCTTACGCTACGACTAACGCATCGGCCCAATTTAGGCTTCCGCTAATTGTGTTCCAAGCTTCTCCAATTGCGACATCTTGCCATTGCATGGCTTGCAAGCTAAATGCCAACGGAGAAAGTATTGCGGTTATTGCTACGGAATTGTATCCGGCACGCCATGTCCAGCCTTCAACAAATCCAAGATAAGTGCCTGCCGACATATTGAGAGGCATATCTGCTATGCGTAACGGCAATCCCATAAATATGTTAATTAAAGCATCACGATCTGAATCACTAATTTCAGTGTTTGTCAGCTCAAATGTGATTTGGTTAAAATTGTATTGCGGATAAGCTCTTAAAGTTAGATAAAAATCAGCTTGATCCTGAGCATCGGCAGCATTGTGCAATGTCGTGCTGATGATTTGGCCCAATGAACCATACAAACCAATTGAGGTTGCATCAACAGCTGATTTTTCTGACGATGATGTTGCATCGTATTTGAGCGTGATTGAATTCCTGACATCGCCTGCCCGTTGCTGGATGCTCAAACCCGCTGCCAAAGCTTCATTAGCCGAAACATCCGTATATCCATTTGTGGCCAGATATTGGCTGCGGTGAGTCGAGTCGGCATACCCGATTTGGCCCGTGCCGGATTCGTATAGGTATCCCAATCCTGATGTGGCCAAAGCTGAAACAAGTGAATAAACATCAATGCGAGAGCTTGTACGAGCTGCCAATTCATAATTGCCGGGCCGGTCAATTTCACCCAATCCGGAATTGCCAGCGTTGGCCCATGTAATTGCTGGATCATAAGTATTCCATTGCAAAGCTGCTGGCACCTCTTGCCATGAATCTAGCAACACATCTTTTAGAACCTCATAAATCTGATCACCATCAAAGTCTTTTGCCAACACTCCATTGGTCAATACTTTTGGCAATCTAGCCAATGCGCCCAATGCAATGATGCTGATGCGCTGTGCATAATCAACCGAACCAACCTCGGCCACGGCAATTCCTACCTCAACAACCGAACCACCAAAAATTGGCACAAATGTAGCTGTGGAATCTTGCAATTCGATAGTTAATGAATTGTTAATTTCAATTGGTACATTGGCTTTATCAAGATTGATTATTTCCAAATTGATATAACCAGCATTGGCTTGCTCATAGATATTGGTGCGACCGCTAGAAATTGTAAGGTTTGCCAAAACGGCATTTTGATATTGAACACCGCCAATAGTTACACGCCAAACCGGGTTGAAAATTGTCATGCCGTCACCAAATTATTAGATCCACCTGTACCTCGATAAAATGAATTGTTAAGTGTATCCACAATAGTTCGAGCTGTGCCTTCTGCATCAAGTGCGCCATTGACTGTCACATTGATATTTGGACGCAATTGAGCCTCCATTTTTGCATTTCTAATGACATCCTCAGCAGCTAATTGATTTGCAATTTCTTGCGTGATTCCCATGTTTTTTAATTGTCTCAATGTAAATTGTCTTGAGACTCCTGGGGTGTATAAACCAAGAGATTGAATCAATCCACCACCGGTATCAAAATTTGGAGCTGTAGTACCAACGCCACCACCAAAGCCTGCCCCGGTGTCAGCTGTTGATCCAGTATCAAAACCCGTGCCAACCTTTAAAGATTTGTCATTGGAATCGCCAAAGAAAAAGCGAGTGACCGGGTTATCTTTAACAAAATTCACAAATTCTTTTATTTTGGTGACTGTGCTAGAAATGAATCCGACAAGCTTTGAAAAGCCCGTCACTAATCCACCAACAAGTGTGCCGATAGTTTCAAGAGCTAATTTAAAAGTACCGCCCAAAAGCGGTGCAAGGTATTGTTTGATAAAATCCCACACCTTTTTAAGCCCATCATAGAATGGCTGCAACTCGGCTGAATTCTCTGAAAGTGCTGTTTTAATTTTATCAAATGCAGATTTTAATCCTGCAAGAATTGGGCCTACAACCGACCCAATAGCCGGAATAATCTCCTCATATAAGAATCTCCACCAGCTTGTTAGGATTGGCAATAAATCTTCTTTGATAACCTTAAAAATCGCCGTAAATGCTGGCCCCAATGTTTTGCTTAAATTATCGGCAAACTTCTGAACAGCTGGCAATCCTTTATCAACAAAAGAGCTAATGAGTGGTGTAAGCGCATCAAGCACATACGATCCGACAGTTTCTTTAGCTTCATCAAATGCGACAGTTAAACGCGCCATTTTGCCTTGAAAAGTATCAGCTTGCTTTGATGCTTGGCCTTCAAAAGTACCAGCCAATTTAGCTGTGATTTCTTCAAATGACATGGTTTTTAGTTCGGCTGCACTAATGCCAACGCCTAGTTTTCCAAGAGCTGTATTTTGACCTTCCGCGCTTTTTGCAAGCGCATTTGAAACGGCCTCCAAAGATTTGCCAGAGCCTGCCGAAATATCCAAAGCCAAAGCCTGTAATTGTTGTGCCTTCGTAATATCTTTTGTGCTTCTCAATAGGCGATCTAGCGATGGCCTAAGCTCGTCATCGGTTTTGCCTGTTAATAAAGATGTATTTAATATCTGATCTTCGACTGCTTTGATTTGAGCATTTGTGGCACCGGTGACATTTTCCAAAGTTGTTGCCAATTTGGTTTGTGCAGCTTCATCGGCAATGGCTGATTGCACTCCATCAATGAGCAATTTGCCTGCATAAGCAGCAGCAGCTACACCGGCAGCTGCAAAAGCCAATCCTGCTTTTTTGCTAAAATCACCTAGTTTTGAGCCAAAACCTTCAACCTCCGATGAACCTGTGTTGAGGCTTTTCTTCAGCTGATCTACATCAGCAAGAATTGAGAGCTTTAATGTGCGTGAGCCTTGGGCTGCCATTTCACCACTCCTTTAAAATCTCAGTAAAGGCTAAATTCCAGCGGTTTAAAATCTCCGGCTGCAAACGCCTTAATGTTGGATAAATGAACCAACCCCGTGAGCCTTGGCCATATCTACCTGACCAAATTGGAAATTGTTTGAATTTGTTTGATCCAAATTCTTCACCACCCCAAAGTTGTTGAGTCGTACCACCGCCTGAAAACTTTTGAGCAACAAATCCGTAACTGATTTCACCAACCTTTGAGGATTTTACAACCCGTGAGCCTTGAGCAATTCTTGAAGCCACTATTCCACGATCAGCAGCAGCTTCAAAAATGTTGCCTTGGACATAAGTTGCCAACGCATTTGAAACGCTTTTGGCTTTTTCTACTGCTGTTTCATCCATGGCTTTGAAAGCTCTGGTGATGCCGCGCAATTCAGCCTTGTCATAGGCGATTGTTTCAGTTGCCATTTCGAATCCTCAGTATCTCAAAAGCGGTTAAAACATCTTCTGCGGTTTGAAACTCTGATCGTGACAATCCGGTGGTGATGGCCAGTTCCCAAAGAATCCGGTTTATTGATCCGGATTCGTAACTTTTGGGTTTTCGGTTT